ATTTCCTCCTCAAGTAATGAATAAGGAATACCTCCTTTATAATCAGGAAAAGCAAAATACTTCATTCCAACCTCATAAGGCTGAATCATTAATATTTTAACCTCACCACTTCCAAAACCAAAAGCATCTATTCTTTTAGGTGGGAATTTCTTAATATCTTCCCAATTATCTGAATAGTAGTAAGCCTCAATTTCTCCGTCTTTATTACATTTTTCAGGTCTCAATAAGTTAACAGGAATATGGTAAGCCTTAACAACTTTATCACCTTTGTAGTGTACTTGAAAAGATGCCTGTCCTAACATCTTTCTATCAATACATATCTTACGTAAACACGAAGGATTAAACAAAGACATCATTGAAGCGTATTCATTTGGCTTTTTAGAAGCGTCTAAGGCACTCAATCCTTTTCCGTATATCAATCTACTAATTGAATTGATTAAAGCGTTGTGCGTTGTTGAATTACGGTATCTTTCTAATAAGAAATCATAATATCCGTTACTCTCACCAATTTCAACCCAGTCATTACGGTTTGATTCCTTAATAACAGGTGTTTCGTATTGTGCTAATTGTATTGAATGTAAATTATTCATAAACTATAAATTCATTTGTTGTTGTGTTGCTTACGTACACATTATTATTTACGCTAAAAGTAGCTGTATCTTGATTAGTGCAAAATATTTTATCCTTGTATTTAACAACATCACCATTTAGAAAAGTAATAGTGTAAAATCTATTCTCTTTTAAATCAAAAACCATGTCGTAATTGTAATAATAACTACTTGCGTAAATGTCATTACTATCTATTGAATAAGTTTGTGATGTGTTAGTTTCCTCATCATGTACAATTATAGTATCTATATCCGTATCACGTGGTATAAAACTAACCGTTTGAACGCTCGTACTCTCTTGTAATATAATCATATATATATAACTATCAAAGTACGTTTTTGTTTTAAAATAAAAAAGGCGGAACTAATTAAAGAACCGCCTCAGTTATATATATTTAATGTTATGCAGTAACTACAGTAGCACTACCAAAAGCAGTTGCTAAAGCTGTTTCGCTTACTACATCAATCAAGTTAGCAGGTAATGCTTCCATACCTACCAAAGTTAATGTTGAACCGTTGAAATCACCCATTGCAATACCTTCAGAAAGGTTAGCAGTAGTTAATTCCATACCTCTGTTCAATCCAGCTAAAAAGAATTGATTGTTACGGTTACGAACCACAACGTGAGGGCGACCATAAGCCAACAACTTAACAATTTTCAAAGTAGTTGCATCTTTTTTCTTTAATTGGACAGACAAAGTTTGTTCAACAAATGTAGTACCGTTTTCACGTGATGAATTAACAACCTGCTCAAAAGAGTTAGTTCCTTTTAATTCAAATTTGTATAATGATGTTACATCTGCTGTATCAATAACATCCGTGTTTGTACCATCATAAGTTACTGATGCTAAATCTCCAAAGTTGATGAAGTAAACCGCATCCAACCCTCCGAGCGCATCTTTACATGGTTCTAAACGACCATTTCCTAAATCACAAGACATATTTTTAGTGTATTAAAAAAGGGAAGGCATTTTACCTCCCCTTTCAAGTTAATAATTAATCTAATTAGTTAGCTGAGTTAGTGATTCCGTAAGTAACGATGTCTTCAACTACTGCATACTGTACACCTGCTGTTAAACGCATAACTACACGAACATTTTGTGAACCGTCAATGTCAGCCATGTCAATCAATTTAACCTCGTTGTGGTCTGATAACAATCCTGTACCAAAGTAAAGGTTGTCAACAGTTGTAGCGATTGCTGTATTAGCAGCCAATCCATTAGCAACGAAGATTTTGATACCGTCAAACATCAACTCACCATTCGTGTACCACATTGTACCTTGATTGTTAGCACCATTAGAACCTAATCCAGAAGCACCAAACCCACCCAATGCACGTACATACGCTTTAGCGATGTTTTGAGAAACGTAAATTCTTAATCCTTCGTTTGTGTACAAAGTTGAAGGAATAGCATCAACGATTTTACCCAATTCAGTAATTACGTTTGAAGCTGTTACAGTTGTTCCTGCAACCTCTTGTGCTGCTGGTAATGCAGCATCAGCAGCTAACAAAGCAGAGAATCCTGCGAACTCACCAGAGTTAGCGTTAACACCTGCCCAAATGTTAGTTTCAGTTTTTGCAGCAACTTTAGCAGCTACGTGTCCGATTAAATAATCAGCAAAAGTCTTAGGCAAAGTGTCAAATGCACTGTAACCCATAGATACTGCTTCCCAATCTGAACGGAAATCTTTTTTACACAATTGTAAGTTTACTTGGAACTCCTCAGGTTGGATAACTTTTTCAGTTAAAGTAACCGTTGATGTTGCAGAAAAATCACAAGTTGCATCTTTCAAGATAGCATCAGTTGATAATCTTTTAAGTACTTGTTTGTACTTTACGTTTGGAAGTACTGTGATACCTCCTTTGTCGATTGTGTTAGCAGACAATAAAGCTGCTGCTACATACTTACCTGCGAACTCACCAGCGTAAGTAGTTGTAATTGATGTTGTTGTTGCCATAATTTATTTTTAAGAATTAATTTTACTCATTACTCTGTCTAATGTAGACATTGGTTTATTTTGTGCGAATTTAAAGTTAGCTACTGCTGTTTCGTTTTCAGGATTAAAAGCAATAGGTTTTGGCTCTTCAGCTAATTCAACTTCTACTACTTCCTCTTTTGGTTGCTCTGACAATTTCTCTAATTGTGCTTTCAAGTCAATGTTCTCTTGTTTCAATGCTTCAATCTCCGAAAAGAATGTTTCTTTAACAATTGATTCAACAGTTTTCTTAACTTGTTTTTCAGCTTCTGCCTCAACAACTACTTCCTCTGCTGGTGCCTCCTCAACAGGTGCTTCCTCTTCCTCAGCTGGTGCTTCCATGTAAGATGCAATGATACCTTCCTCTTCAACGATTAAGATAAACCCATTTTCCATTTCGTAGCTTCCAATTGGTAAAGCAATTTTTTGCTCATCTTCTGTAACGATGAATACTTCCATTCCCGCCTCAAATGAATCAGCCTCAACGATTGTTACACCGTCAACTAATTTCATTTGCTCTAATTTTACCTCCATTAATAGAAGTTTTTTAATTTGATTGATTACACTCATTTTTATTTGTTTTTATTTATATAACTAATTTATTACGTTTTGTTGTATTTTTTAACCTCTTGAGTTAGATATAACTCTTGGTTCATTCGTGTTTACAACATTAGAAACACTTTGTTCGTTTAATGCTCCGATGCCTTGCGCTTGTAAGCTACCGTCACAACAATCTACGTTGTAAGTACCGTCTTTACATATACAACCACGTTTGCTATTTTGTGGTGATGTTTTACTTTTTGTCTTTGCCATTTTATGATTGTTTTAAAATTTCCTTAATTTTTTCAATTAACTCTTGTTCCTCTTGTGCTTGTAAACTCATTTCTAACTTATCAGCAAAATAGCCCTCAATAGAAAAGCCTTTTACCTTACCGTCTTTAACATCTTTCCAAACATCATCATTGTTAACTTTCATTGAAATCATCCACGTACCTACGGGTAAACTGAAACCGTACTTAACAGATTTATCTTGTTTTTCATCTTCAATAATCCAAGATTCAACAACACTCAATCCGTTTAACTTTTTCTCATGTTCGTAAGTTGCATTATTTTGATTGCTATTCATTAAGAATAACTCCGATGCTTTACGTACTGTATCTTCTGAAAAATAAATGTAGTATTGTCCGTGTTTTTTACTCTCACGGTAAATTTGCTTGTTAGGTATTAAAGCTGCACCCATTAGGATTTTTTTCTCAGCATCAATCTCTTTTAACTCCACTTCATGCTTATTTAATGCAATAAAGTTTTCTTGGATAGCAGGTGAATGTACAACGCTCACCGCATCAATTCCAGACTGTTGGTCTTTCTCGTCAATTACTAATTCAATAATCTTCATATCTTAATAACTTAAATTGTTTGCTTTTGTTTTATTTTTATATATTTGTACTTCATTTTTTTAGTTTAAATGTTTAAGGGCTTTGAGTGAACTTTGGTCGGTGACATTCAGAGCCTTTTTTTTTTATTTAAAGTGTAGCTGATTTAATTCTGTTTCTATCTAAACTTTGCGCACTTGTTACCTCCCCACTAACTACGTAAGCCTGTAATGGTGCATTACCTAATTGAGCCAATGGATTAGCACCCGCATTACCTACTATGTTAAAATTAGGTGCTTGTACTTGAGGAATAGATGGTGAACTTGAGTTATTTGAACCACCAGCAGATACACTTCCACCTTTAGAAGATAAAGCCTGTTTTGCCTTAGCTACATTTGCTGTAATACGTGCTATACCACTAAGCCACTGAGCAAATCCAGCACTACCAAAAGTTACAGAGTTTAAAGGATTAGCCTCAGATACAGCCATCAATGAAGATATAGCAGTTGCAGTATCAATACCTATTTGAGTTAAAGCTCCTATCTTAGCTAACTTTTGTCTATCTGCTTCATTTTTAGCAAATAAACTTCCTATATCTAATAATATGTTTGCTCCATCTTGAGCCATAGATATATTAGCATCTCTTACTTTTTTTCGTGTTTCTATTTCATCTGCTGCTGATTTTTCATCTGCTGTCTTCTTTTTTTCTTTATACTTTTTATCTATTTCAAATAAATCATCTTTTAACTTTTCATCAAGAAGTTTTTGTAATTCTGCATTACCAACTGCTAATTCATAATTAGACTCATATTTTTTTAATAATTCATTTTCTTCTTTTTCCCTTTCACTTAACGTAATACTTTGTTTTAACTCAAATTGTTTATCTTCAAGTTCAATTCTTTTTTGATTTAATTCTTTTTGTTTTTGTAATTCTAAATCAGCGTATTTTTGATTTATTTTTTGTTCTTCTGATTTTTGTGCCTCCCTTAATAGTGTACTATCTTTTTTGTGTTTTTCAGCTATCTTTATTTGGTCTTCATATTTTCTTCTTATATTTAATAATTCTAATTGCTGAGAGGTTAATAAACTATCTTTATATTCTTTTTCTAAATCAGCTAATTTTTTTAGCTCATCTTCTTTTAGTTTTTCTCTTTCTTTTTTTCTTTCTTTAGCTGCGTCATTTGCTTCTTTAGCATCTGCTGCTTCTTGACGATTTAGCATTTTACGTTGTTTATTCAACTTAATGCCTGTCATTGCATTTTCTGTTTCTGCCTCATTTAAAGCGATAGTTAAATCTCTTAACTCTTGCTTCATTTTCTTTTCAGCTTCTCCACCTAATGCTTTTGCTTTTGCGTTAGCTATTCTTAAATCCTCTTTGGCAATACGTAATTTTTCAGCACTTGACGCTTTCTCAGCCTTTGTTACCTCTTCTAATGCTTTCTTTTTATCTTTTAAACTTGCGGTTTCATCAGTTAATATCTCTCTTGATTGAACAAGTAGTTTATCAGTTTCAGATTGTGTAACAGCTAAATTTTTACGAGCTTTATTTACTGCTTGTTGTTGTTTTTCTAAATTTTGGAATATAGAAAAAGTAGTACCATCAACTGCTTTTTTTAATTGATTGTAAGATTGAGTAGCTAATTCATTCGCTTTTTTCATTGATTTAGCTGCACCATCAAAATCTAATGTGATGAATTTCCAAGCTGCATCTGCTACATTAATAAAAGCACGACCTAATCCAAAAATAGCATCTTTTACTTGAGATGCTACTCCAGAAATTCCTGCCCACATAGCTTCTAATTCTTTCCCACCTTTTACAGATGCTTGAAATGATTCATACAAAAACTTTAAAGCAACTACAATAGCTGTAATAACTAATCCTACTGGATTTGCTACCAATAGCCACATTTTCTTTAATAATCCATCTGCAGCGCCAGTAGCACCTTTAAGACCTGGAACTAAATTAACTACATTACTCGCAAGGTCTTTAAATCCAGCTGCTTTAGATGATGTTTCATCTGCTGTTTCATTAAATTCTTGAGACGAAACAGTTGCATCTTTAAGTGAACCACTTAATTTATTTACATCTTTTTCAACTTTGTTAATATTAGTATTAACAACTATATCTATTACTTTTTTCTCAGCCATTTTCTTTGCTTTTTTTTAGGTGTCTTTTGATTATTTTAAAACCTTGTTTAAATGTTTTCGGTAATTTATACTTACCCTTAGCGATATCTATATTTTCGCTTATTCCGTAGTGGTTATCCAAATGCAGAATATCAATTATTTGTTTTAAACTTACCATTGTTGAAAGATTGTTATGTTTTCAGTTGTTGTCTTAGTAGGAAAATTATACTGTATCTTAATTATATAAACAAAATTAAATAAGGATTGAATACATGATTGAGCCTCCCAAGTTCCACTATCAGTTGCTATACGCTCTTTTAATACCTTAGGTAAATAAGGAGGTACTGTAATAGTAACTATTCCATCGTTTGTTAATGTAGTAACATCTATTGTAGCACCATTAGCATCTGTTAAATCAAATGTAATATCGTTTGCTCCATTTGGAAAACTAATAGGTACTTCAAAATCTTGTTCACCTGATATAATCTTATTGTAAAACTTAGGTATAATTTGAGAAAAGTCATTAATCAAAACGAAATCTACTACACCGCTTGTGATGTCAATCTTCATTTCATTGATTATATACCTATGGTCTCTAATTAACAATCTATCATTTAACTTTAATTGAGTTAAAATATATAAAGGTAGTTTCGTCTTTACGTAGGTATATCTGTTTTTTCGTTGGTATAAATTATTTAAGTAACTATTATAAAAACTGATAAACATTGAGTTAGGTATATTAACCTCAAAATAAGAACTAATATCGTTACCAAAATTCAACGAATAATTAACCGTGTTGTAAACAATATCCTGCCCAAATGGAACGTAAGTAGTTATAGCTTGTGTAGTTGAACCATCATTAAAATAAAATTCATCACAACTTGTTTGTTCATTTAAAAACAATAACATCGGTTTAGGAATGTATGGTTTAAAGTCTGGTGCTTTAGTCAAACAATAACCAACCTGTAAATTAGTTGCTAACTTGCTAAATAGTAAATTCTCAAATGGTAAATCTATTGTGTAGTCGTTTCCATCTGTATCAAATTGATACTCTAAACTTCCGTACTCACGTATGTTATTTTCTTTGAACTGTTTGTTCATGAAAGACTCACTCTCTATATGTTTGAATGAAATCTTTTTATATAACTTAATACGTTCAACATCAATACTGCTTACATCGGTGTATTTAGTAATATCCCATAACACTCCTGCTTGATACCAACTATCAACTGTCTCAAATTTAAAGTAAGATTCATTAATTGGCTCAATAGTTAGATTATACTCTTTGATAATTCCACTAACAAAATCAGCTATCTTCATGTCCGGAACTAAAGTACTCAAGTTAAGCAATGATATTAAACTTGTTGTAGTATTCGTTACTGATGCTGTTATTGTTCCATTTGTAGGTGTTCCATTCAATAAACATGAATAGACGAAATTATAATCATAACTTGACGAGAAACTCATCGGAGCATCTGAGCGAAGTTGTACGCTAATGTTTTGTGCTAATCCATAAACATTAGGTAAAGGCCCAAGTTCGATGTTTGTATTTCCTGTTTCAGTAGTTGTGAATTGTAGTTGTCCGTTATAATACACATCTACGTAATATTGTACACTACTTGAAGGAGTAACATTAAGTGTAATGTAATTTATTCCTGTATAATCAGTTATTAAACCGGTTAATCCTAAATCATTTGATTGAATGTAATTAACTAATACTTGGTTCGTGTTTGCATCAAAATATTGTGATGATGTTGTAGGTATGTTTACCTCTACTGAACTTGTATTAGTAACCATTGCCTCTTTATTTTTTAAGTAAAGAAAACAATTATCAAAGCGTTTATCTAAGCGTATGTTACCAGTTAAAGTAATTCCGTACTTTGTTTCAATAGCATCAAATATCCTATTGATTTTTAAAGCAGGGAATAACTCAGTATAATCTATGTGTCTACTATTTTGTGAAATGTCATTTGTTCCACTTCCATAACTCCAAAGTCTGTTACTTGAAATTAAAGGATAACGTACATCGTAATCAGTTGAATTAGTAACACGGTTTAACACCTCTCCACCTGTATAGTCATGTGAGTAATTAGTATAATCTAAATCACTTAATTTATCCTCACCTAATTTGTCTTTTAACGATGTTAATTGCCCAAAGAATGTAATTGTATAGCTGTACGGTTTTCCGTTCTTTAAATTAGCTTTTTCAAGTTGTATAGTACCTTTACGTAGTGTTGTTAAATCAATTTCAATAACCGCTTCTCTACGAATGTTATAATTTAATACCACATCGCTTTTAGCATCAACATCTGAATTATAGAAATGATGAAAGATTGCGTTGTTATGTGTGTTTGCTGGAACGGTAAACGATTGGCTTAAGTCAGTAAATACTTTTGAAATGTCATTTACATTTTGAATAGATGAATTAATTACAATCTTCTCATCTTGGAATAAATCCAACCGTTGACCCTCTACGTATATTTGTAATTTTCTATCCATTATACAACTGAATTAATAGTATCGTAATTAAACTCGAACTCTAATGTGTAGTTAATTAAACTTTGGTTTGTGTGTTTTACTAAGTCAACTGCTTTAGTTCGTGTTTTTGCTGGTTTGTTGTTTACTAAAATACGCTCACTTAATAATAACTCTTGAACTTGCACTTTAAAATCTTCTGCAACCCATCCAGAATTAGCTTTGATTGTTTCTTTACCGTTTGTGTTAAACTGTCTACGTTGTCCCTCTAAAACATCGTAATCAAATAAATCAGATTGTAAATAGTTAAACTCATCTTGTGTAGTTTCTAAACTGTTATAAGATGCTTTAAATAAAAACATTCTTTGCCATGCACCAAACTTATTAACAAAGTCAACAACAACAGGCTCATATTTACACTCCTCAATTTGTTTAAAGTTTATTCGTGCTATTTCTGTACCGTCATCTTCAACAACTAATTCAATATTAGTGTAAGTTTCAATATCACTAAAAGAAACCGCTACACTTTCAACACTATCAGCAGGGGCTAAACCTTGAGACCAAATTACGCTGGTCGTGTTTTTGTCGTAATAATCAACTGTTATATTTGAATTAGTTTCAATAGTTAAATTACTTGGTAAGTAAGTATAGATATCTTTGTGAAAATAATACGTAGTGTTTTGGCTCATCATAACAGGACTTAATTGTGGATTAGTTCCCTCACCATAATAACCGTAACCGTTGTAAGCCTTATACAATCTATTTTCAATATTGTCTCTATCAACAAATATTTGTACCTCTACATTACACCATTCGTTTGTTGGTGTAGTTGAATAACCGTCACCTGTTAAGTAGTTAGTTTCTAAATGTGATATATACTCCTGAATGTAAGGACTAACATTATAATAAGTCATTGGTAACGATGCACTCGCTACATTTTTACTAATTGAATAAGTAGGAGTTGTAGGTGCTGAACCTGTACCGTTCCAAATGTATAGTTCAATTGTTGTTGTTGTTCCTCCTGTACCGTCTACTTCAATGATAAACGGACTTCGTGCAAATATTCTCATTTTTTAAATTCTTTTAATGTATGTTCTAAAAAGTTGTCGATATCTAATCCGTATTTTTTTATCAATTCATCTGGCATACGCTTAAATGCTTTATCAAATGGTTTAGTAAAAAATAAACTTGGTTTAATACCGTTAAAATAAATACCACGTGCAATTACATACTGTAAACTTTTACGTGTCACCAATTGCCCTTTCTCATTACGTGGTGCTATTCCTTTTCTTACTATCCACTTATCAAGTGCTTTTGGCGGTGGCATCTTTGTAGTATAGTTGTAAGGTGTATTATATTTATTTTTTTTACCACTAACACCTTTATCTTGAAACAATCCGTACTCTTCCATTGAGAAGTCTACGCTCATGCTATTCTTTGAAACTTTTACAGTTCCATTAATACTATTGTACAACTTTTTAGATGAACTCTTTTTTAGCCTCGTTAAATTAGACTTTGATTCCTTAACTACGTAGTTTTTGAAATCAGTTAAAAAGCGTTTCGCATTATCGTTGTCTAACATAAACCTATATATTTAAATCTAAACTTTTTGTTATACCTTGTCATTCTTAAATGTTCTTTTTTATAATTAATATTTATAGTTTGACAAGCATCTTTTAATGAATCATAAAAAATTCCTGTTTCTAAATCAACAACTTTTTTAGATAATTTATGATTTTCTTTTATTTTTAATTTAGATTCTTTTGAAAGTTTTTTACCTTTATTAGAATCACTCAATTTTTTTTTATGTTCATCAGAAGTTTTTTTACCTCTCCTTCCACTTCCAATTTTATATCTTGTTTCTGCATCAGGATTAAATTGACCTTCACCACCAGAATTAATATTAGTTAAATTATCTAATCCATACTCTGATATTAAAAACATTTCTAATTCTAAAGCATCTTCTAAAACTAAATCTTTAGCAATAATTTCAATTGTGTAACCCGTTTTATTAACTACATTGCACCAATGTTTATTTCGTCTTTTACAATACGGTCTTTTTTCATTTCCTATTCCAATATAGAAAACTTTATTATTGTCTAACCTTCTATGTCTATATACTAATTTATTTAAACACATACACTCATGTCGTTATAAATAGTAATATCAAACGTAAGCACCCAACCACTCAAATAATTCTCAAAGCGTTCTGTAAAAGGTTCACATGAAGCATTAGATATTTCAATGTCGTAATTAGCCATTCCTATTTTTCTGTACAATCTATTCAATACAGCCAATTGCGTATTAAGTACATCTAACTCGTTATCGTTACCGTTAAATATATCAGTAGTTTCGTCTTTTGAAATGTCAACTATATCCATAGCAATAACTGACAAATTAAATGTCATTGTGTTAAGTGTAGGTGTAGCTGAATTAGTAATGATATGCGCTAAAGGGAAAAGCGTTTGTTTGTTTAAGTCAATATCATCTATTGCACCTTGTGTTACCGTAGTAACCATAGGAATTGCATCAAGTTCCGTCTTTATAATGTTTAATATATCGTAATACTCCGTCATTTCATTTGTTTTTTAATTTGTCTATTCTCAAATTCTGTTTTATCTTTTTCAAATGTTAAATAAGTTAAACATTTAAGTAGGCTTGTACGGGTAACATCTCCAAATCTAAGTACATCTCCTTTAGCGAGGATATAGATAGATTGATACCAACCCCATTTTTTTCCAAATTGCGCTGCTTCGCTGAACTCGTCAAGTCCTTCTCCGCTTTCTCCAAATAAACTATCAAAGCTTTTATTAAGTCTTTCTTTAAAGTCCAAAAAAAAACCTGCGCTCCTAATACAATTGATACAGGTGCAAACTTCATAACCTCTGAATAGTTTGCTGTACCCTCATATTGTTCAATTAGATACGTGTCCTTTACATTTTCTACTATTGGTCGATACATTACAGCCATTGCTTTGTGATAGTTGTTTAAATCACCTATATTAGACTCAAGGTCTATAAACTCACCTAAACTAATATCTTCTAAACTTGGTATAAATCCAAATGTCTTATCACCTAATTTAAAAGTGTTTTTAAATTCGTGTTTTTGTTCAAACAACTTACCCATTTTTTCAACGATGTATTCAATCTCTTTTAATGGAATTGATAACACTTGAGAAAGTGGAATTTGACAAAAGATAGATACCAATTTTTGACTGATAAATAATTCATCTGTATTGTTTTCTTGTGACTTAATAAACTCTTGATACTGTCCAAGAGTAATCTCATCCATAGAACTTGGTATTGTTAATTCAATCTTCATATATATATAACTTAATTATTTGATTTTTGTATAACGTAATCATATGCCCATGATAACATTTTGAAGTGTCTATTCATCATCATTGGATTATCAAAGACTAATGTAATACGTACACCCTTTTTTTGATAGATGTAATCTTCTACTACTCTTTTGAATTGTGCTATATCAATGTACTGCGTATTTTCCATGATTAGGTTTTTCTAATTGATAACTAACAGCATAACGTATAGCATCTATTGCGTGATTATGGTTGTCTATTGGTGTATTCGACTTTTTCTCAAGCCAACAATAATTGTTTAATTCTTTGTGTAAGTCTATTGAATCAGCATCAACTATTAAATCGTAATCCTGTAGTAAGCTAATACCATGCGTTACGCTGCCTTGCCCTTTGACTGCTTCAATAATGTTAACACCTGATAGTTTAATTTCTCTAATCAAACGTGGTTCTGCTGAATCAGCTACTATCAAACTGTTACCAGCTATTCGTTTGTTTATGTTTATAATCTCCGATGTTATTAACCCTGCTTGGTAAAGGTGTAGCTTTAGGTATATTTTCTTATTCGTCTTATCAACTGATGTTTGTACAAGTGTAGTAGGGTCGTTTGAGAATCCAAAATCCTGCCCGTACACGCTTGGTGATGCTTCAACAAACTCACCTATTGTCCAATTGTTAAATATTACTCCCTCTGCTTTATCTAACCAACCTCCTAAAATAGTATGCTTGTACTTTTCTGGTCTACGTTGTTTGATGTATTCAACTTGATTAAGGAATGAAGGTGAAAGGTTTTTAATGTTGTCTAAATACGTTGTGTGAATGTACGTGCAATCTCCATTAACTAAAGTGCTTCCTGCTTCTATTCCTTTTGATTCAAAGAACTTATTATAAATGAAATGTTCTTTTGTCGTTGGATTAAGTATTAAGATAACTCGGTTTTGTTTTGTCTTATGCCTAATAGATAAATCAATCTTATCAAATACATCTTCATCTGTTAACTCCTCTGCCTCATCAAGTACCCATGTAGTAACACCCTGTAAAGATTTAAGGTTTGCTGTTTGTGTTCCGCTACTTGTTTTGATCCCTTTAAATATAATCTTTGAGTTCGTGTTTTTGTTGATTATCTCATCTTTAGTGATAACAAACTCAGACTCTAAACCCATTAACTCTATCTTTTCAATAAATTCTGGAATGATTGATATACTTGCTGACACCAAAGTGTAGCGAGTAAATAAAATAACGTGATTGCTCTCATTTGTAAGTAAAAGTAAAAACGTGGTAACGCTAAATGATTTAGAACTACCACGCCCACCCGTAACAATAAAATATCTGCTATCGCTTCCGAGTAAATTATATTTATTATTTATTTGAATCAAAACTGAATAACTCTTTTATATCAAAGTTGCTTATGTTTGTTGTTTGCTCAATAGTATCTTTTGGATTACCATAAGTATATGCAAGTATTAATTTACTTGCACTAATTCTATCAGCATCCTTTGACTTTTCATTGACAACTATCTTTGCTAAACATTGAACCGCATCAATTGAATAAGGCTTCATTAATTCACTTATTCTGTTTTCCTCATCTTTTGGTTTACGACCTGAATTAGGTCTTGCTCCTCCTCTATTTGCCATTGATTTTTTTTTGGTTAATCAACATTATAATTTTCGTAAACTCTTTTTAATTTACTTATCATTTCCCTCCAGCAACTATCACAACTTGTTGGTTCTGGTCTTACGTTAAACACTCTTGCGTAGATTGGTAATAGTTTATCTTGTTGGCTTGGTTTTATTTCGTTACGTTGTACGCTAAAGAAGTCTTTTAGATATTGGTATTCGTTTTCAAGTAGGCAATTAGGTTTGTTGTAAGGAAACATTTTATTTAAGTATTCCTTTCTTTTATCGCATCCGCAATCTTCTCCTAATACGAATTTAGCTAATTTATCTATACCTGTTTTGTTTAATACTTTCTCTACTGTATCACCTAATCCTTTTGATGCTTCTATTTCTTTTTTTGTCCGTCTTTTTCTTGTTTGCTTTTCCATGTTATAAAGTTTATTGATAGCTCCTTTAAATCTATTCTTAATTGTTCGTTTTCTTTTAGCAGCTGAGTGTTGTAATCATTTAAACGCTCGTATTGTAACCAAAGTTCCTTATTACTTTCTGCTTTCTTTTGTAATGCTTCCTCTAAACATTTAAGTATATTAATAAAACTCATTTTCGTCTATTGTGTTTCTTAGTTTGTTTTTACAGATTTTAATTGTGTTAAATATTGATGTAACACTAATACCTGTTTCCTTTGCTAATTGTCTCATGCTTTTGTCATCTGATATGTAAACTTCAAATAGTCTTTTATCGTACCATTCCCAGTTATTCATTTCATTTTGTATAGCTTCGTCAATTCGTGTTTGATTAGCGTGATATTCGTTATCTATTTCCTCATATCTTAAATGCCCCATTTCATCAAGACTAACCTTATCAACCTTTGATTTAGTACGCACGTAAGTTAGGAAGATAGATTTTAAAACTAAATATATGTAGGCTTTACTTACTTTACCGTCTTTGATTATAGCCTCAGGTGTTGTGTATTTCAAAATACGTAAGTACATTTCCTGCACTATATCTTCATAATATACCCGCTCACCAAACGATTTAACCATTAAAACGTATTCTTTGTGATGCTTGGCTACTATGTTAAGCCATTTTGAATCCATACATATATAATTTTTTTGTAAATATACAACTAATTTTAAATAAAAAAAGCACCCCGTTAAGAGTGCTTCCATTTTATGTTATTAAGTGCCTTACCTATTCGTTGTAATGTTTCCGTGTTTAAACCGCCCTCATGTCGTAAAAACTTGTTGAGTTGTCCTTGTTGTAACTTACTACGTTGGCAAAATGCTCTCGGACTTTCGCACGTATTCTCAAAGTGAATTTGAATCGCTTTACGTGTTATCTCCTCAATGTTTATTATTGCATCTATTGGTTTCATATCAGAACGGTAAATCCGTGTGTTCGTCTTTTTGTTGTGTAGGATTAGCCGGGATAGGTGCATCAGCTTTATATGGCTCTGTAATCTTAACAGAAAAGAAAGGCTTACCGTCTTTTGTTTGTTTTACCCACATAGCGATTTGTTTGTCTACACCGTCTACATTAATTTTTCCTCTGTAGGTTGGTTGGTTTCCTGTTGCAGTTTCGTTCTTAAAAATTGCTCCAGCGTTTGTGTTGTCGTACTCCATTGTATTTGTTTTTTAATTGTTAGTAGTCAGGACAGGATTCGAACCTGCATGCTGCCACCCAGCTGTTTAATTGTGTCGAAACAATACTCTCCAGTTAAGTGAAGTGCGATAGCCATTCCGCCACCTGACTTTTTAAAAACCCCTACATTTTTTAGTAAAACCTAGGGGGATTTTACTTGTAGGGGTCTCACACTTTAAACTTAATTATGGTTTAAATTAAGGCTTTTAACATTTTATAGTATTCTCTTCCTATTTCTACTTTTTCAATTATCTTTTCAATTGCCTTTTCGTCACGTTCAACGATGTAACGCTTTACACGTAGCTTACTTGGAATGTTGTCGTAATTGTGTTTCGTTTGTACTTCGTGTCTTAAATCAATGTCTTCGTCAATTAGTCCCGCTTTCCAATGCGCTCGTCTTACTTCGTCCTCAACTATTTGTAAAGGTGTATTCATTAAGCAGTAAACTAATTCAGCTTGAGTTTTACCTGTGAGCCACATATAACCTTGCAACTGCCAATAGTAATCCTTGTTTTTTAAGTCAGCTTCAAACATAGGATATGTATCTAAAGACCAACTACACTTAATGTCTGCTAATAATGAATCCGTGTTTATGTCAGGCTCTCCTGTTATGTAATCATTTGTAAAACGCTCCGTGTTTTTAACTACAAAATCCCAATCGAACTGCTCACTCGCAAACTGTATCGCTTCGTCCTCCATTTCTAAACCTTTGTCAGTATAGCGTGAACTAAACTCTTTACGGTAACCAAACTCTAACTCGTTAAATAAATCTTCGATGTAACTCTTTGCGGTCTGACTTAGAACCTCGCTTTTTGAACGAGGCTCTGTCATTAATTTACCTAAACTTGAACAACGTACTATCATAACATTGCTTTTTGCTCGGGTGTTAACTCGAATTTTAATAAATCGTCTTTCTTTGCTTTGCCCTCTTTGATTGCTTGTAATGCTTTTACAAAACGCTCATCGTTGATAGGTTGCTTTTTAGGTTCGTGTTTTACTTGGCTGTTATCTTTTGAGTCGGGGTCGCTTTCCGTTTCATCAATTAAGAATAAACCATTTAGCGCATACTTACGTGCATAACTTGAGGCAGTACCTGTACATTGCTCCGATGACATTCCTTTGTGGTCTCCTAACTCAGCAAAACCGTTAACTTCAATTAATCCGCTTTCACTTGCTAAACGTGCTGTGGCTTTTAAAAACAACTTGTTACCTACTGCGACTATCTCATCTGTTAAAGTCAATTGTAGTTCGTGTTTTAATAGTAATGGTTTTAAAGATTCAAGTATCTGCTCTGCGCTTCTGTACTTGTACTTTCCAAATGAATTAAAAGACCCTTTAGGACACTTTAACTCTGCTTGTAATTTTAATAGATTCATCGTTATTTGTTTAAAAATGTTAAATAAGCCTTATATGCTTCGAAAACTGCTTGTATTTGTTTAAATTCTTGTGTATCTCTTTGAGTAGTTAATACCTCGTCACCTGCAAAAAATAAATCCCATTCTTTAATTGTTCTTTTTTCGCAACCAATATGTATTAAGTTGCCTTGCGTAATGCCACTCGTCCATTTGCAATAAATAGGAACTTTAATAGCATCGCTTAAGTTAGCACCGCGTAAGTTAGCATCGCTTAAGTTAGCACCGCGTAAGTTAGCACCGATTAAGTTAGCATCGCTTAAGTTAGCACCGCGTAAGTTAGCACCGCGTAAGTTAGCACCGATTAAGTTAGCATCGATTAAGTTAGCACCGCTTAAGTTAGCACCGCGTAAGTTAGCACCTCTTAAGTCAGCATCGCTTAAGTCAGCACGGCTTCCGCCTTGCTCATTTCTTAACCACTTTAAATGTAGTTCAAGTACTTGTTGTAATTCTTCTTTTTTCATCGTTATTTGTTTTAATTTCTACAAATATAGTGTTTTATTTTTAATACACAATATTCTAATTAATATTTTTTATTTTTTCTTTGTATTCAGCTATTAGCTTTTTTAATTCGTCTTTTGACCATTTGCGGGTAACATTTGCTATTTTGTCAAGTTCATCCAATTGCTCAACTGAATATCTTTTAACAAATCCTAAACGATAGTTGTTTATGTCTCCAGCTTTATCTTTGTTACATGGTCTACTACATTGAGCGTTTACATTTAGTTCGTTAAATCGCACGTTTGAATGACCCCCCGCACTCCATAAGTGACCCGCATCAATGTTTCCTTTCCTCATTGGTTTTTGACAACTTATGCAAGGTAATCCCTCGTCACGTAATCTAATCCACTTGTTGAATACTTGCTGTGCTAATTTCAAATAGTCTTGAAGTGTGAGTAAATCCTCTTTTTGTTTTTTTACTTTTTCTTTTTTAATCTTTTCAAGGTTCTTTAAAGCAAGTTTTGTCTTGGTGCAAATAAAACAAAGCCTATCGGTTGTCTTGTAAGGAACGAAAGTAGTTCCGCACTTGCATACTTTATCGTAATTTGTTTTCATCTTTCTGCAACTTTAGTGTCACCAATCCAAATTTCAATTATACCACCTACTTTATTAACTTCATCATCTTTTATTTTTAGTGGTTCAAATTCTGATTTTACCCATTTACCTTGCTCAATATCAAAATGATATTTTAAACTTGTTTCATAAAATATTCCATCTTTACTCATCATTCAATTTATTTAAAATGTTTACAATCGTAAAGTAGTAAGGTAAATACGCTCTATTTCCTTTTTGGCTTTTAAGCACGTTTAAAAGACTTTCTACTGTGTTCTTAATGTTTGGTATGTAACAACCTTTATGTAGCGTTAAATCACGGTTAAGTTCGTGTTTTTGTAGCTGAAACATAATTTCGTTTAGTGGTGTCATAGCTTTTCAATTTCTTGTTTGACTTCATTCCAATAAGAATAGTAATTTATTTTATCCTCAAATTCTTCATAGTATTGTTCTTTGTCTAATTTTAAAGTTAATATTTCATCAACTGCAATTAATGCTATTTTTTTAGCATTTTCATGACGTTCGTATTTACATTCAAATCTACCCATACAAGCAAACCGACTGAATTTTTTAACTAATTCTACTGCTTTCTCTTTTGATGTCATATTAAAATAGTGTTTGTTGTTTATCGTCTTTTGCTTTTACAATTCCTAAAGCAGTTTCAAAAATAGTTTTTCCTACTTCATAATCTACTAAATTACAAGCTATCTTATCTTTTCGTTGGCTTCCTTTATAATTGCTCAAATCTATTTTATGGAATATCTCATTAGGTTTGCTTCCTGTTTCAATAAATCCTTTAGGTTGTGGTCGACCATTTAAATCATAAGGTAAAATAAAGTTTGTCCAATATAAATGACGACCTCTTTTTTGTGCTGGTATCAATGGCTCGTAGTATGGTATTACATTTTCAACAACATACTTACCTTTATAATAATTATCTAAAAAAATTATTTCTTGATATAAAGTCATTTCTGGATAAACCGCCTTATAATTATCTCTTTCACTATTTGCTTGTCCAAATCTAATTCTCGAATGGCTTGGGCATGGTGGGGAACTCCAAATGAAATCGAACTCTTTGTAATGGTCTAACAAGTATTGATGCGCATCAGCTACAATAACAATGTCATTAGGAAAACGCTCCTGGTATAATCTCGCAAGTTCGGAGTCTAATTCAACTGCTGTTACTTCTATGTTATCCGATACTTCATTCCATTTGTAACGGTTACCGCCTAAACAAGCGTATAAATTTAATATTTTAATTGGTGTCATAACAACTGCTTTATAGATTCTACTTCGTCTCTCATCTTTTGCATTTCAACTTCATTTAAAATTAATGCTTTTTCTAAACTTATGTTTCTAAGTCGATACGTTTTATTTTCATCTACTAAATGATAAACTAATTCTTGAACATCTAAAAGGTCGTTTACGCTTTCCTTTTGTGACTTTATTAGTTCGTGTTTATGTGGTGCTTTCTGCTCTAAGTCATCTAAAGCGAATTTAACACGGTGCAAAACAGTAGATAGTTGTGCTTTTCTAATTAATACGTCAAGTTCATTCATCGTTAAAAAGGTAAACTGTTATTAAAATCTTCTATTGCCTTACTCGTTGGCTTCGTGTTTATGACTGTTTCTTTGTTCTTAGGTTCTGCATATACTTTTACATTTGGATTCATCTCATCTAAATTATAATAGGTTAAAGTGTTAATGTCAAACTGTAAAGTTATATTACCAACCACACCACACGCTCTCGGTTTTACTTTATTCACGTATATCTCACACAAATTATTTAAAACATCGGGGCGGTGTACTGTAATCATGCACTTACCACTATTAAACCACTCAGAACCTCCTTTTAAATCGTATGGAGTTGGCGGGTTTCGTTTTCCGTTTTCCTTTTCTGTAAGTTTCGGGTGTATAATTGTATGTAAATGTAGTTGATGTTCTTCTGCAATCATGTTTCTGTAAGGTAAAACAGCTTCTAAATAGGTAGCATAACCGCCAAACTCTTTGTAGTCATGGTTTAAATCTTTCCAACTGTCAATCGAAGCTGTATGTAATCCCTCACTTTTTTTCAATTCTACTGCATAATCCCAAAATTGGAACGGTGTCATCTTTGCTCTTACATCTTTTTTGGTTAAGATACGAAAGTAATTAGTAACCCACATACCAGCTCTTGCTATTTCGTTATCAGTTATTACATTTGGTTTTGTAGGGTCGAAACTCTTTTTCGTCTTTTTGTGGATTAAATCCGCTATGACTTCTATTGAGTTACCAACGTCAGGAAAATAAACTAAATGCTTCCAATGGTAAAATAAAGACGTATTCATTAACATCTCCATAAGCACTTGAGTTTTTCCACTCATAGGAAAACCAGTCCAATCTGTACACGTTCCAAGCATCATGTTGTAATGTTTGTCTAAGTTAGGAAAACCTAAATACAAACCTTTCTCATGGTAGTTATCTCGATACTTAACAAGTTCACTTGCTATGCTGTCGTATGTTTCTATTCTATATCCCTCAATCATTGCCATGCGAATTTAGGTTTATTTTCTTCAATTTCAGTATTTAAGTATTTTTGGAAGTTATCAGTAACTAAAAAATGTGATGGTTTCGACATATTATTTTGTATAACCCAAGGGGTGTTAACCATTACTTTAAAAGCGTGTTCAAAATCTTCTTTTGTGAAATTTGCTTTCTTAAGTTTTTTAAGGTTGTTAATATCGTTTTGAGTTAATATCTGATTTTTTCCTAATTTACCTTTGTATTTTAAAAGTGAATTATTAAACCATGATAAAAATGCGAGTACATTAATTTCTTCTTTTACTTCTCCTTTCTCTTCCTCTTCTCCTTTCTCTTGTACCGAACCCCCTTGATGACCCCCTACCGAACCCCCTTTTAATGGTTCAAGTTTTACTTTTGTTTTGTGTTCATATCCAGCAACTTGCGCATCAATTGAATGCTTTTGAGAAATAAATGCAAACTTTGCCATTCCTTTAAGTTCTAATTCAACACCTGTAAATTGACGAGTTATTAAAGCATCATAAAAAGACAACCTATCTTTATCATTTAGCTCCTTTGCTACTTCATAATAACTATTATAAAAGTTAAAAGCTTTTCTTTCACTCATAACAAAATAGAATTTAAAGCGTAGTAATTAGACTCATCGCAAAAATAGATACTTTTGCCAACTACTAAACAACACTTGTAAGGAACTACATCGTTTTCGATTGCTCTTGACCTTTGATAAGAACTTAAATGTTCTAAATTAATAACCAACATTAAGTCGGGAATGTAATAAAATTTTGCTTTCATATTTATATTTTTTAAGCAATAAAAAAGCCCCTATCGTCAAGGTGTGCCGACCTATCGGATAAGAGCTAAACTAAATTTTTTTACTGTTCCGGCACGAACGTCTGCAAATATACTAATTAACTTTCATACTTTCAAATCTTTTTTGTAAAATAATTTGACTAATTACAAAGTTGTTTGTCTTTTCTTCGTATTCTCCAGTATAATACTCTGAATCTTTTGACAATTCCCATATAGCTTTGATGTATTGCATATCGTGTATCTGAATCATGTTTGACACTGTTTTAACTGAGTGCATTATAGTAACGTGGTCACGGTTTAAAAGCCTACCTATTTCAGAATATCCATAACCAGAAGCAAATAATAAAGCGTGTACTACTTGACGATAAATCTTTATGTTAGTTATTCTATTTTGTCCTGTAATTAAGTCAAAATCTAAAGGGCAATAGCGTTGTATTCTAACCATGTCAAAGTCTCCAATCTTATTCCAGTTTAATTGGTTCTTTAATCTCATTCGAGTACCTTGTGAATCGTATTTCATTTGTTCGTGTTTTTAAATGTTTCGTTGTAATATTCTTTAAATTCTAATTCAATATCATAAGCACCGTGAACATCTGAACCTTTAATTAATGCTTTTAACATTTGCTGTTTTTCTATTTCTTTGGCTTGTTCAATAATCTTTAATAGATAATCATCTTTTTGTATTTCTAATCTACCAACTGATAATAGTTGTTGAATTAACCATTGTGTTGCTGTCATATTAATCGTTTTTAAAGTTTTGTTTGTGCCATTGTCTAAATGCAAGTCCTATGTTATGCTGTTGCTCAATTATACTTAAGTCAGTGCCTCGCATTAATAGTTCGTCTTTTTGTCGTATTTCTTTGATTAACAAGTTACATTTGTTTTTAAGTGACTGCGTAAACACGGAACTATTCAAGTCCTCCATGAAGTCAGCTAAAACAGGAAGCACTCCGACCAATGTTAATAGCTTTTCAATTTCATCTTTGTTTGGTTGTTTAGGTGGGTATTTTATTTTCTTTGGTGTCGCATCAATGATTTTACTTAATTCATTTATTTGCTCTTGACTTGTTTGTTTCATCTTATTGTTGTTTAGTTATACTTTTCTGTTGTTCAATTATTATAGTATTATGTTTAAGGTTATTAATTACACTCAAATAGTCTAAGTAAAGTTGCATATTAAAAGAACCGCCTTTGTCTTTAGCACAACTTATTTTCTTTGGTTCTCGCCACCAGTTCGCCATGCTTTGAATGTTTGCTTTTGCTGTTTGTCTTTTCATATTCCGTGTTTTATTTAGTTATATTTACTCCATCGTACCAGCCTCTCATGTACTCAGAATGTTTTTGCTCCTTTTCCATTTCTTTGGCTGTTTTAAGTATTACTGCCTGTTCTTTAAACCACTCATCAAAAGTCATTTTTTCTGCTCTTAATTGTTCTGAAATGTCTATACTTTTTTCAGAATACCATTCTATTGCTGTTTGTTTCATTTTATTTCGTAATTAAAAGGTTCGTGTTTTCCTTGTTGTATTCCGTTGTTTAACTGAATGTCCTCTTTGCTTATTTTAATCGTTTCTAATGACTTAACTTTTCGTTTTGGTGTCATTGTATTGAATAGTATAATAAACACCGTTAAAACAAATAAAAGACGGTTTAAATGTTTATCGTTAATCTTCTTGTTCATAATCTTCTAATTCTATAAATCCATAGCCTAAACAATCTTCGCAAGTTACTTCGATGTAACAACCGCCACAACACTCATTGCTACCGTTTCTGCAATTCATTCGCTCAAGTGTTCCTGTTCCCTCACACGTTTCGCATTCAATCTCTTTCATAACTTTTCAATTTCTTGTTTAACTCTTTTCCAATATGCTATATCTTCATTAATTATCATAGATGTTTCACCTTGCCAAACATCTAAATATTCATTTGGTATTGCATTTAATATCTCATCAACTGCAATCAATGCGCATTGTTTTATGTTTTTTACAGCGTTATCTACATCTCCCCGCCACATAATAACATAGCTTGGATATAATTTTACGTATTTATCTACTAACTCTTTCGCTTTCTTTTTTGGTGTCATATCTCAGCTATTTGTTTGATTAGTTTATTATAACTTAATGTAAGTCTTTTAATTGCTCTGTCGTAAACATCTATATCGTTTGCACAATCTTGTAATACTTGGGTAAAGTGTCTATTTTCCCACTTGTTGTAAAACTCACAAGCATTTCGTTTCTTGCTTTCAAATGCGCTAATCATATCGAGTAACGCAATTGCTCTTTCGTGTAACTGTCTCATCTGTATAAACCGCTTAAGATAAATGCTGATAATGCTATCAACGCTACTACTAAATTTTCAATCGTTTCCTTTTTCATCGTTAAAGTTTTTAAAGTTAAATGTGCGTTACAGTCGCACCCCTGATATTTTTAGTAAGGTCTTTTATTCATTCCGTAAGCTGACATTTTTATAAAGTCTAATTTTTTACGGTCTTTGTTTGTATTTAATTTTGATACTCTGATATTTTCTTCTTCTAAGTTTTGAGTGTTGTTTTTTAATTCTTCAAATAACTGATTAAATAACTCAGGGCTGTAACTTAAATTTCTTTCTTTAATTAAGTTGTTTGTTTTTTGTACTAAAGTTGTCATAATTTCTATTTGTTTCGTTGTTTGTTTGACAAATATATGTATTAAATTTAATACGGCAATAGTTATTTACAATTTATTTACAATTATTTTTAATTTATTTTTGAAAGTGTT